GTTAATCCATCATTCCAAACTTTTCTTTCACCATTCTTATATTGTTCTCTTCTGGTATTCGCTGAGTTCGCAATAGCCGTTTTGTTATGTCCCCAGTTATTTTTTATTCTTGAAATGTGTCCTTGTCTATATTCTCTAAAACCATGTCCTATCCAATTGGCTTTCTCTCCACAACCACATTTGCAAGTCGGATATTCACCGTTTAAATAAAATTGAACATAAAAATCTTGTGATTTGATGTTATGTGTTCTACTATTGTGTCTCCTTAACGAATCATATGATTCAAATACTCTACTACATTCACATTTATACAAAATAACCCTCTTTGATATAGGTAATCCGTATCATCAAAACTGGAGGATAGCGTAATCGTAGCGAAGTGTCAAAGTTACATCAGCTGGGTCTGTAGTATTTGCCCAATCTAAATCATTAAAATTCGCGTTTACAATCCATGTTCCTTTTAATGTCCATTCCTCTACTTTATCACCAACTGGTCCCAAAACATTAATAGTTACATCCTTCTTATAAAAGTCTGTATAACCATCTCTACCTGTTACTGATTCGTGAGATAAACGAACCCATTCCATAACTGCCTGTGCTCCACTTGGAACAACGGGGTCATATAAAGTAATTTCTAATTCTTCCCATGCACCTTTACCTTTGACATATCGTCTAACATTGATGTGGTCAAGTTCGATAGTTTCAAAAGCTATTGAAGGTCTGTTTGCTGTCTTAATAAGATAAGCTGGTATTCCTTCGATGTACATGATGTACCGATTTTTCGTTTTCGGTTCAAACGGTGTGAACATTATTTCAGAAGGATCTAATAGTTCTGGCATCTTTAATCTCCAATTAAGTTTAATTCTTCAACTATAAATATCAAAAATTATAAAAATCATCATATTCATTTTTCATAGTTTTTTTGAAGTTTTATGTTTAACTTCATATATAAATATATTAAGCAACAAAAAACCCCTCAAAAAAGAGGGGCTTTTTATTAATTAAGTTTATATAAATCAAACTTATTCTGGGAAGGTTGCTCCCGTAGGTAATACCACGAAGTCTAATACAATAAACTCAGCTGTACGTGTTGGTTGAATAAATATCTGACCGACAAGTTGATTTCTATCAACTACGTCTGCAGTATTATTTGAATCATCCATCACTACTCTAAATGCGGATAAACCACTATTAGATTGTACTGATTCTAAAAACGGATTCACTATATTAAGGAATCTGTTTCTTGTTGCTGATGTATTTTGTTCAAAGACTAAGTATCTACTTGACGAAGCGATAAACTTCTTCAATTTGATTAACAGTCTACGTACATTCACCCTATCAAGTGCTGATGGTCTTGCTTGAAGTGTTTTTTGTCCCCAAACGACCACACCTTGACCTGGAAATGAAGCGATTGGATTAACTCTATCTTCATAAAGGTCATCCCTTTCTGAATGTGTTAATCTTGTCTGTGCTTCAAGTACAGAAGTCAAACCACCACGATTCAAACCTGCTGGTGCGAACCATTCATGTGCTACCTTATCCGTGTAAGCGATTACACCAGGTAAAACACAAGAAGGTGGGACCCAAACTGGTAATGATGTGTTTCTATCAACAATCTTTACCCAAGGGTAATAAGTTGCTGCGTAGTTAGTATCAAGTGCGGTAACTGCATTTGTTGCACTTGCTATTGAACCACCTTGAATACCACAATCAAATACATAAAATGAATCACCTCGTGCTTCACACTTAGATATTGCGTGATTTGTTACTTTACTATGTAAACCATGAACGATACCAGGTGTTATTAACATATTGATATCAAATTCATCTGGATTACTTACTGCGTTAATTGCTTTCTTGTAAGATACTGTACCACCTGCACTTGAATCTGAACAATCAAATCCTTGTGTATTGGTATTAACAATATTTGAACCTACCAATTTTTGTACTGCTGGATTATCTCCATCAAATCCACCTTGTAATGGAACAACGAACTTTCTCTGTTTAATATGAGAAGCTGCTAATGTTATTTTTTCTGTTCCATCTGAATAGGTATCTCCGAGTGTAGATGCATCTGAGTGACCAAAAAAGTCCTCAATACTCATTGTTACATGAGCTCCACTTCCAAAAGAATTGAGAGGTGCTAAATATTGTTCAGCGTCTGCGTTAGCGTAATCATGTCCATAAGGTTCATTTGCGTCAAATTCATTCTGTGCATTTGATTGTGTTGCTTTGAACGCCCATGCGGGAGTTGCTGAATCATCACTACCAAAAGGATTCTGAATTGATGCGTGTCCCATTGGACATACATTTTTCGGTAAACTACCATCTGCAGCATCTGAAAAATCAGATACATAAATATGTTTAGACAGATTTGGCCAGTCACCATTATAAGTGAGTTTACCATTTGCGTCTATTGTTACATATCTATCACCAATTCGTCTTGCAAAGTAACCAGGACTTTCTGGATCAAAATTCAAACCATCCCATTGTTCAACGATATTATCTTTTGTCAAGTTATTATCGTTCAACCCTGTTTGTCTGAGTTGTAATGAAAATGTACCATAATCACTACCAGCAACATTTGCAGCTGTCTTTACATTCAAAACAACAATTTTATATTTGTTGTTTACATCTGAACCATGTGAACGAGTATTAACTTTAAATAAGTTATATCTTGAACCATTAATTACTTGTGATTGAATGTAAGGTGTTGATGCGTTATTGTATGTTACTGCTAAATTATGAGTTCCAGCACTTGCAGTTACTTCTGCTGTCGAATCATATCCCTGACTACTTTGTGCATATTTAAAGTTCTTATACAAATACGCTGATACTGCATTTTGACCAGATTTTTGTATTTGTGCGTCTGCACTAAATACATCTCCGATATAATCTGCACTTCCTGTATCAAAAGATACCGTATAGGTACGAGATGTTAAACTCTTTGCGCCCCAGTTACTACCACTTAACACAAGTTGGAAACTATCCCAACTACCAGTAACATTACTGGCTTCTAAATCTGCTGTTCCATCTGAACCACCTCGTGATGGTAATAGTACTGCTAGATTTTGTTTTGTAGTTGCTCCTGCTCCACTAACAAAAAGTGTTAATGAATCAACTGAATATCCTGCTGTATTGAGAACTCTAACTATGGTAACCGTCCCAGCACTTTTTAAATACTGTTCTACCGCGTACGGTGTGTAATAACGTTTATCCGTTGTACCAAAAACTTCTTCAAACTCAGGAAAACTTCTAACTACTGTTGGAACAAATGCAGGACCTTTAATAGTTGGTCCAATTATTGCTGCTCCAATATCTGCAATTCCTTGAGGAAGAAATGATAGGTCACGTTCACGAGTAAATACACCCGGACTTACGATTCTTTCTGCCATTGTTTTTCTCCTATTATTATAATTAAATAACTAATTTATTAGTCTACTTTGACTATAAGTGTCTAAGTATAAATATAAAATAATTTGCCAAACAATATGTCTGGGGAGAATTTATTTATGCAGTTTCTTCAGTTTCAACTACTGGTTCAGGTGTCGGTGTAAAAACTCCAGTTGCGGGGTCTAATGTACCTGCTCCATACTTTTCATTCAAATCCTGAACCAATTTTCGTTCAGTTTCTTGAACTTCACCGTATTCAACTTCTAATTGAGTTTCTTGAGTTTGAAGTGACTCAACCTGTTGACTAAGTAAGAGTTTTTGAACTCTTAATTGACCAAACTGTAACTGTTTTTGTTGATACGAGGTTTGTAGATCCTGTAAAGATTTCAATTCATCATCTGAGAATTTTGTCTCTTGATCAGCCATAACTTTTTCTCCTTATTATTGTTTATAACTATACTATAAATATCAAGTAAATTACCTTAATTCACTTTTTTCTTCAAATCTTCAAGTTCCGTTTTAAGAGTTTTTATACTCTCTATTAATACTGGAACTAACTTATTATAATCCACTGCTTTAAACTTTTCTCTTCCCTTCATACCATCATATTCTTTCACAATTTCAGGAATAACTTTTTCAACTTCTTGTGCAAGTACACCAACATCATGTCCCATATCTTCTCGTCTCCAATCATAATCAACACCACG